GCGCCTTTCATATTAGTTTGTTATTTTACATTGAGTTCGGTATTTAATCAAGATTTAAAAGGTATTATATATTTAATTGGATTGTTATTTGCATGTTTCGCAACTGCTGGACTTGGAAATATTCCAATATTCAAGGTTGATCCACTTCCTCAATTATGTAATTTTATAAGATTAAAAAATAAAAACTTAGAACTATTAATGATTTTAGATCAAACAATTGAAGATATTGACATTCTCAGACAAGGATTTAATGGTGATGCATTAGTAGAAAAAGAACATCTTATTTCTTTTCTAACTCAAACAAGAGAAGATGCATTTAGATATATTGAGGATATTCAAAAGGCAGTAAATGAATATATAGAAGAAGTTGAATTTGATTTAGAAAATCCAAGTGACTTGTCTGTTCCTAGAATTAAAACTGCTCTAGATAAACTTAAAAAAATTATGCCAGAGGATATACCAAATGATTAATGCAAGAGGTATTCCTACTACAATATGTCCAGAATGTGGTTTTGATTTATTAAAAGTAAGTGTAAAAATTGACCCTTCTGATTATGAATTAGGTATATATATGCTTGATGGGGAATGTGCTAAATGTGGTACATTGGTTACAGTTGCTACACCTCTTGATCATCCAAACTTTAAAAAGGGAGAAGAATGAAAGAAATAATATTTTCAATACTAACAGGATTTGGCTGTGGAGTTATTTTTGCAGCCTTTAAACTTCCAGTTCCAGCCCCTCCAGTATTTGCTGGCGTTGCTGGTATAATTGGTTTATGGCTCGGATACGACGTCATAACAAGGTTCATATCCTAGGAGGAATAATATGACACATCACAATGAAAAAAAGTCACAACTTAATGCAGTGCTTGCATCTTATGGAAGATCAGTATTGGGTGCTGCTTTAGCACTTTATATGTCTGGGGTTACAGATCCTAAGACACTTGCATATTCGTTATTGGCTGCTATTGCACCAGTTGCATTGAGAGCACTTAATCCAAACGATACAGCATTCGGAAGAATGCCAGCATTATCAGTGGTAGAAGATGCTCTTGCTAAGGTTAAGGTTAAGGCTCCAGTAAAGAAGGCTGCTCCAAAGAAGAAGTCTAGCGGTGGCGGTAAGCCAGCAAACATGGCATAAGTTAGTTAAATAAAATTTGGGGGTGTTAATTTTGACACCTCCATTTTTTATGCTATAATATATATGTACCTGCCCAAAGGGGGGTACTTAAAATGACTCGCTTAACAAGGAGGAAAAATGGTAAGTACATGGTCATTGGATCTTTTTAAGGATCCTTTTTTTATTGGTTTCAACAGAGAGTTGGACCGCTTCTATAATATCCATCGTGAGGCAACTCGTCAATCCTATCCACCATATGATGTGGTAAAGATCGATGAGGACACTTACAAGTTATCTTTGGCTATTGCTGGTTTCAGCAAGGACGAAGTTGAGGTTTCTGTGGATAATGGAAGTTTAATTGTCAAGGGTGAGAAAACCGAAGATGGTACAGAGAATGTACTTCATAAGGGTATCGCAACTCGCAAATTCACACGCACCTTTGCTCTTGGAGAGTATATGGAGGTAGATCGTGCTGAAATGGCAGACGGTATTCTTAGCGTCTTTGTGGAAAGAAACATCCCCGAAGAAAAGAAGCCAAAAACAATCAAAATAAAGTAATATAATAATAAAGTCGGGGGAGACAGCGACTTAAAATAACTGGGATAGTCCTGAGCATGACTGTAAAAAACTGCTCTTTTTTATGCTATAATTTATATATGCCATATTCTGTAGGTGCTAAAGGTTCTCATGGATGTTCAGGATATCCTGCTGTAAAAACAAGCACAGGAGAGGTTATGGGCTGTCATAAGACCAAACAGGAGGCAGCAGCACAGATATACGCTATAAACCGCTCTGAAGGCAATATAGGCAAGTCTATGGTCAAAGAAGGGGATATGGTCATAGCGCCATATGAAGAAGGCGAAGTTCATATTGGTCGTGTAGTTCATGTAATGAATGAAGGAATGCTTGGAATGCCAGGATCAGAATATGCAATCGAAGCAACACCAACAGAGCCTGCTATATTAATTCAATTATTTGAAGTAGAAGATGGTGGACTTCAGGAAACAGAATATTTTGTTGGACATAAGGCGTCTGAAGTATTAGTTATGCCATCATTAGAGGAGAATATTGGTATGGATAAAAATGAAGTTGTAAAAGAAGATATTTCTGTAATTGGTCAATCATCAGATGATCCATGCACATATGATGGCTGCGGATGTCCTACATGCAAAGATATGAATGTTTGTTGTGAGTTATGTCCAGTTTGTCAGGCAAATGAAATGAAAAGTGATTGTTGCTCAGATTTAAATAAGCAGGCTCCT